CTATATAGGTTGAAACAGTTTTACCATCTTGACTTAAAGGAACGTTTAAAGTAAAAGAAAAATAAGAGATAGGATTTTATTTCCTATCTCTTTTTCACACTCTCCGAAATAACCTCTTCTAATTCACCTTCTGTAATATAATCCATTAAAGTTTCTTCGAATTCTACATTTATCCAAGCCTGTAACATAGCTGTATTTTCAAAATCTTCATAACTCAGATTTCTTAACTTAACTATCTGATCTACGGCATGTCTTGTTTTGTGATAAAATGTAGTTTTGATATTCTTAACCAAACTTTTATAATCCTTTTTGGCAATAAAAGGTCTATTTCTTCTAGAGTCAATGTTTACTATTACTACTACTTGATCGAATCCTGTTGTTTTATTAATAATTCTATAAGTAGATGTTCCGGATGTTGAACTTATTGTTTCTATAAGTTCTTCTGCTCTTGAATTTTTCTTTACCGGAATTTCCATTTTATGATTCTTTACAAACTTAGTAGTAAACCACCTCGTCATTTCTTTCTGTGTTCCAATTCCAAAATTAATTTCTACTCTATAAGAATCATGTTTTAATTTACTTATTTTCATATTCTTAAAAATTTAAACTCCTTAAGCTTTTTATTATTGCTTAAGGAGTATTGTTTTACATTATTTATTTTCTCTCATGTATAAGGCTTTAAAGCTCTCTGAAAACGACTATACAAATAAATATATAGTTCATCAGCTAAATTAAATCTACTTAAGTCAGCTTCTATATTCTCTTGAATCTGAACTAAATAATAGATCAGATCAAGCCGAGTACGAGTTTCCTGAAGTTGAAATCTAAGTATATCTCTAAAAGTGAAGATACTTATATAATCGATCTTAATTCCATATAAATCTTTAAACTTATCAACAGTCATAGTTCCTCTTTTTATTCCAGAGTTATTAATAAAATCAACTACTTCTGGGATATAATAAGAAATTACAAAGTTTGATAAATTATCTATAGGAAGTTTCGAAGTAAATGCTATAAATGTATGAAGAACTAAACCTCTTAGACTTATAGTATTATATATTACCTTATCTTCATAATCCATCTTAACTTACTGTAGTATGTTTTGTTTTTATTACTTTAGTTTTCACTATTTCATTAAGAAGTTTCGGCATTTCCTCTAAGTTATATCCGATATCTATATAAGTATCAAACATATCTTCAACACCGTAAACAGCATCTATACTAATCTGAATTATTCCGAATCCAAGTTTTTCTGCTTCCTTTACTTTTGCGGCAGTATCTTTTATTGCTGAAATTCCTCCATACCCATTTGCACAAGGACTACCATCAGATATCACAAACATAATACAATCTTCTTTTGTGAACTTTCTAACTCTCTTTGCTACTTCTAGAATTGCATCTCCATCTCGATTTTGGGATTTTGCATAACTCTTAGATAATGAAAACTTAGGATTATAATGATTTCCTTCTCGATACACACTCAGATTTATATATCCGACTGAACCAATATCTGCAGTATGTCCATAAATATATAAATCAACTCCCAAACTTTTTCCGAAGGTTTCATTTAGAAGTATTGCAGCCTGTCTTGCTAGGATTTCCTTTCTTCCACCCATAGATCCAGACTCATCAATAAGAACACATATAGTTGATTTATTGGTTCTAACATGTCCCTGTCTTAGGTAAACTTGTGGAACTCCTTGATACGCTTCTGCAAGTTTTGTCGTATCTAAAATTCCAGACCTACAACCTTGGATATTAAAATCATAGTTCTTATCTGTTCCTGTCAATATCTTTTTTAATCTAGGAACATATTTTTGAACTGCTCTCACATCACGTAAATAATCATTCCTATCCCCTTTTGGTTTTTCAAAGAATACCTTATCAGAATCACCACGTTCTACTGTTCCCTCTAAGATTTTCATTGTTAGACTATCCTTTGATGATAATAGCCTAGATACTTTAGACTTATCTATCTTTCTTCCAGAATCTAAGTCAACTCCATACATTATACTAGTTATAGATTCAGTATCATTAATTAAGAATAATATTTTTTTTAATTCCGCCGGATCTATATCAGATAATTTCTTCTCCTTAATTATCTTAAATATACTTTCAGAAACACTACAAATATCTTTAAGATTTTCTGGATATGGAGTTATCTTTTCTTGAACTTCTTTGTATACCTCAGAATACTCCTCAAGAACCTCCTCTTCTATTAATCCAGGAAATCTAAGTATTCCTATTAATGTTTTAAAGAAAAGAATCAACTTCCTCTCCCTCATTATATTAAGTTTTTCCTCTAGAGTCTTGGAATTATAACTTTTTGCACAATCAATAAAATCTTGAAATCCCGGTCGTTCTGTTAGTAATAAATCCTCAACTCTATTATCCTCAAGAAGATTTATGAAAATTTTAATAATCTCTCCTTCTTCAAAAGTATATTTTCCACTTATAAAACTAAGAAAATTCAAATAAACTCTTAAGTAGGTATATCTTAAGTGTGCAGCCTCATGAAGACCAAATCCACAGAAGGCATTTATTTTTGTTTCATTATCTTCGGTGGAGTCAAATATCTTAGAAGGGACTGCTATTCTTCTTTCGGAATTATCTCTCTTCTCTTCTGAAAAATAATCTGAATACGAACTACTTTCATCACTACCCTCATTCAAATTTACTCTAATCAGGAAAGGAAAATCCATTATAGTTATCATATCTTTTACAGAACTATAAGCCTTTTCAATTAACTTAGATAATTGTGCATCCTCTTCCTTTCCAACAGATGAATATGAATAATAACTTTCTCCATACCAAGAGCTTCTATTTATAGTTCTACTTAGCTCTCCAGAATTTCCGACAGATGATTTATAGGATTTTCTAAATATACTCCTACCCCATCTACCATCATCTTCGTCATCATAGTAATCATCATAATCCTTTCTTTTCCACCAAGGATAATATGAGGTTGAAAAATGTTTACTCATAGTCTATTAATAAGATAATATTGTTTTATATACTGTACTTCTTTCTCCTTCCAAATTAGTTCCTTCATAGATTGGAAGATATACCATTTCCATAGCACTTTTCACACTCCAACCATCTGATACTAACTCTGAGATCATTAGTGTTTCTCGAATTGATATAGAAGTTGAGATCTCCTGTTTCTTTGAGAGTGATCTAATATTATTCGCTATCTTCACAATTGATCTAGCTACTTCTTCATCAATTCCCGTTCTATTAACCAAAACATTTACTTCTTCTGTATCTGGTATAATATTAAGTTCAAGAGGAAAAAATCGATTAAGAAGTGCTCGGTCTATCATATTAGTTCCAGTATATTCAGAACCTATATTAGCTGTTGCAATAAATGTTACCTCTGGATGAATTTTGATACTTCTAACTCCTTTTCCACAAGCTATCTCAACATTTAATTCCCGTCTATCATCTAAACAAGGAAACAATACATTATTAGCTCCAAGAGAGGAACGATTTAATTCATCTAAGAGAATTACACATGGTTCTTGAATTACTTTAGTGAACTTAGCATAATCAAATATACTTTTTCCATCTTCTAAGCGATGAACTCCAAGTAAATTTGAAATAGGATCAATCATAGAACCCATATCAAACACATGAAGAGGTATACCCATTCTAGAACAAACTTCTTTTACGCAACTTGTCTTTCCAGAACCTGTAGGCCCTATAATCATCGTATTAACATGTTTTTTTATATTTCTTACTAAAATTCTCCAATTATCAGGGGTCATATAAAATCCATCCTTTGTAGAACTTGGAGAAATTAGTGATGCATCTTTAAGAATTGTTTCGAGAATTGTATCTTTCTTTAAGGGATCTACGAAATCAATTCCAGTCAGAGTTTTATATTCTTTTTTAGCTTCTTCATCTTTATATGTTAATCTTTGAAATCCCTTTTGTGTATAAAACTTTCCACCTGAAGAACTAAGATTAAGAGAAGTTGAGATAAATATAGTACCTTCTGAATAAACATCTCTTATCTTCTTAGGGCATTGTACATAAAGACTTGTAGATACATTAGAACCATCCTTCAATTTTTGTCCAGGGAGTGCTTTTACTTTCAAATTTCCTTTAACTAATACTGTCTCTAAAAAATAATACTTACTCATAATAATTTTTTCTTATAATAAATTAATATTTCTTTTATAATGAGATCAAGAACTACACAATAAAAATTCTTGATCATTAATAAGGATTATAGGGTTCGAAATATTCTCTTGAGGACTAAGGAACCTGGATTGAACAAGAGAATATATTGAGAAAACCTATAGGAAGTATAAATAGAAAATAAAAAGATAATATAGAATAAGAATTGAATAAAGAGATATTAGGATTTTTAAAGAAGGATTGAAAGGAGAGATAGTGGTTCTTAAAAAGTATCTAGTCCTAGCTCTTCCGAGTGCAAACGAGGTAAAGAGCGTTATGGACGATATCTTTTTAAGGTTCACGATAAGTATGAATATAATATTAGGTTTAAATTTTAATCTATCGTGAACCTCCTATAAGAGACGGCTTTTACGCCTTTCCCTAACGGGAGGCGAAGCCTCTCACTATGTTCGCTCTTATAGAAGAACCACTACTATGCATAATTTTTTAACTAAATATATCTTTATAATGTTTGTATGTCAAAAACTATATAAAGTATGCATTTTGCTCTTCTTATCCTTTCAAACTCTAATAAATGAAGTTAAGGTATCCTTAGTCTTCAATTTTATATAACCGAACTCTGTATTGAGTTTTGTAACGATTAATTTGTAATAATAAAAAAAATAAATAATATGAATAATAAAATGTATAGGGAAAAAGTAATAGTTCCCAGAGGTATTAGATTTATTTCAGAATGGAATGAATTTAATTTTAGTAAATTTCCAAATAAATGTATAATAAATAAACAATTACCTGGTTGTGGATTTACAGAATATTGTATTAGAAGTAATGAAAATATTATTCTATGTAGTCCTAGAAAGATGTTACTTAAGAATAAAAAGAATCAACATAAGTTTGATATTTATTTAGTAGTAAATGAGATGGATAAAGAGTCTAATATAGATAAAGATTTATCAAAAGTAGATAAAAATAATGTTTCCGAGGATAATATTGAAACAACAAAAAATTCAGAGATATATAAGAGATTATATCGTGAAATAGAAGAGTATTGTATGTCTAGATCTATCAATGGATTACCTTGTAAAATTCTTGTAACTTATGATTCATATAGAATTGTAAAAGATATTTTAGAGAAATTAAATAGATTTCAGAATTTTTATACAGTAGTGGATGAATTTCAAAGTATTCTTCATGATTCTAGATTTAAATCAGATACTGAACTTAAATTCCTAGAGTATCTTAAACAATCTCCAACTGCATACTTCGTTAGTGCAACTCCTATGATGGATGAGTACCTAGAGATGTTAGATGAATTTAAAGATTTACCTTATTATGAATTAGATTGGGAGATAGAAGATTCTAGTAGAGTAATCAAACCAAAATTAGATGTATTCTTAATGCGTTCTTCTGGAGAGAAAATGTCTGAAATTATTCAATCCTATCTTTCAGGAAATTTTGAGGAAATAGTAGTCCTAAGAAACGGTATACCTACTAGAGTAATATCAGATGAGGCAGTGCTTTATGTAAATAGTGTTAATCATATTACTAGTATAATCAAGAAAAATAACCTAACACCTGAACAATGTAATATATTATGTTCAGATACGGAAGATAACAAGAAGAAAATTCAAAAAAGATTAGGGAAAGGTTTTACAATAGGAGACGTTCCACTAAAAGGAGAAAAGCCTAAAATGTTCACGTTTTGTACTAGAACCGTTTACTTAGGCGCTGATTTTTATAGTTTATGTGCTAGATCATTTATATTTTCAGATTCTAATATAGATAGTTTGGCGGTAGATATCTCTGAAGATTTACCTCAGATACTGGGACGTCAACGTTTATTTGAAAATCCTTGGAAAAATGAAGCTACGTTCTATTATAGAAGTACAGCAAATTATAGAAGAATGTCTGGAGAAGATTTTAAGAAAATTATAGAAGAAAAAAAGAAATCTACTAATGATTTACTTAGATCTTTTGATTCAGCTCCAAGTGATACCAAATTTACATTGGCAAAAAGTTATCAAGATCTTGCTAGGTTTAAGAATTATAAAGATGATTATGTAGCAGTAAATAAAATTCAAACACAAGACGGAAATATAATACTTAAACCAGTTCTTAATAACCTTGTTTTAGTAAATGAGATTAGAGCATTTAAAATACAACAAATAGATTATAAAGATAGATTTAGTGTATTTAGTACTGTTCATAATACATTAACTCCAGACGACATTATTAATCAAGAAGTATCTGAATTCTTATCAGAATATAATCAATTAGTAGAAGCTAGAAGGAAATTAATAATGTTATGTGAATATGGACTTTCTAATGAAGCTATTCAAATCGTACTTGGACAGATTAGTGATGGAGACTATATTAAGTCCTATTATTTATCATTAGGCCCAGAAAAATTAAAAGCTTTGGGATATAAAAGAAATAATATAGAACGTGAATTGGGAATAGTTACTTTTAATCAAAATTTATTAATTTCATCTATTTATTCAGAGTTTAAAGTAGGAGATATTTGGTTATTATCTGATATAAAACAGAGATTAGAATCTATATATTCTTCTATTAATTATAATAAAGTAGCTAAAGCGAGTGATTTAATTAGTTACTTTGAAATACAAGAAACAATGCTAAGAAAAGAAATTAATGGAGAGAAGAAGCGTGTAAAAGTATATAAATTATTAAAAAGAAAAGATGATTAATGAAATAAAATGAAAGTAATTTATCAAGAGAGTACAGAAGATTATTTAGTTGAAGTAATAATTAAAGAAAAGAAAATATATGTATTATTTTTAGATCGAATGAGTGAAAATGTAAGAAAAGTATTATCTTCTAAAAACTTTCATATATCAGATCTTTATGATTCCATTTACTTATTTACTTTATCAGACCTAGATCTCTATAGAAAAGTATTAATTGGTATTGAAAATATTTTTTATTGGATTTCAAGAACAGGTAGAATTGATAGTTTAAAAAATTTTATGAATTTTATTGGAGACTTTCCTGTTTATGGCTATCCAAAACAAAAACTTAAAAACTATTTTTTCAGAAATCAGAAATATTTTCAAATTAATTGGTTAAAAGCTCTAAATGATAGTAATAGACTTCACAATCCAGATTCAATAGATTGTACTTTCAGGTCATTACACTTAGATTATTTTTGTTATTTCATTGATAAAGATGGATATGAACAAGTAACAGAGATCATCGAAAATATAGATCAATTGTTATGTTATCCTGAAGAGTCTTGGACTTTAGGTGATAGTGATGAGGTAGAGAAATTATGTGAATATTTTCTTTCTAATTAATGAAATATATAAAAAAAACTAATAGGGAAAAGAAGTATTATAGATTTTGTATTTTGTAATGATAATAGTTTAGATTATATTTCATATACTAAAATTTCTGATATATTTCGAGCTATTAATGATCCAACAGGGAGATATACACCTGGAATTTATTTAATGCCTCTTTCGAAGAATTACTTAATAGATTCAGTAATAGCTCTTAGATTTATTATTTATTGGGTGGAATTTCGAGAGAAGGATCTAGAATTATTAAAAAGTTTAGAAAGTTATTTATTATCTTTAGGTATAATCTCTGGATCTTTTACTTGGTGTGATTATATGAATAGGTCTTGGGAAAATATTATAAATGATTTTTGTCCTGGAATAGATTATAAAAATGAAAATCCCTCATTAGAAAATAATTGGTTAGGAGATGTTCCGGAGGATTTAGATGAACTTCCCTTTTTAGTCAGATATGATCAGACTAATATTACTGATGAGTTACTAATTAATAGATTAAATAATGAAAATATACAATTATGGAAGTACTAATGTTTCTTAGGTTCATGGTATCGAAAAATTAGGAGGTCAGTGTAGTTGGATATTTAATTACTAAGCATTATAGTGATTCAATAGAGATTTAAAAGCCTTATTAATGAATGTAAATTAAAAAAAAGAAAATTATGGAAGAAAAAACAATTAGATTTAAGAATAGAAAAGGAAGCAGAATTGAAATCATTTATTTTGAAGATGATGGTATTTGGATTACTGCAGAAAGAAAAAAAAATTCTAAGTGGAATTGGGATGGAGAAACTATGCCAATTACTAAGGACTGTTTAGTAGCTACTTTTTGGGATTATGAAGATATCATCAAGAGAGTATTAAAGTATGATAAAGTAGCTAGAAAGTGGTTTAGGAGAAATGTAAAATCTATCGTAATTGACAAAAATGGAACAACATTAGGAGATTTTATATTACCTAATGATGAAGTAAACTATAAAAAAGCAAAAGAACATGATCATATTGAGAAAATTAAATAATTTGGAAGAAAAACTATATTCTCTAGATTCTAAAGCTGCGGCAATATTAAGAATTTATGGCGGAGATGAGCCTTATGGTAGAAGAGTTTTATTAGAGTTAATGAAAGTATTAGAGATGTATGAGTTTGATAATGGTGAATATGTTTCTCATTGGATTGATAAAATATCTGCTGCAATGAAAAATATTACTGGAGGAGGATATTTTACAGCACAATCAGCATTTTCTATTTTAGATTGGAATAAAAATGGAGAATCAGTATTAGGAAGTAATGTAATTAATGAAATAAGAAGTAAATATAGAACATTAGAAAATTTTATAGAATCTTATGTAATAAAACAACTACTTACTGAAAGATCTAGTGGAGAAGTAAAGTATAGTAAAGAAATCAGTTCTAGATCAGATATTCAGTATTCAGTTAAAGATTTCTTATATTATTATAAGTATATTGCTTTATGTATTACAGGTCAAATGAATATAGAGGAAGATCTTTATAATTATCAATTAGTAAATAATACTAATATTGATTATAATAAAGTAGTATATAAAACTCCAATTGATTTTAAAATTAATCTGAAAAATGTAATAGCTAGATGTATAGTAGCTATAAAGGGATATGAAAATTCTACTATAGGGAAATTATTGTAGATATTTTAAGACTAGGAAAATAAAAATCCTAGTCTTATTTTTCTTCTTTTCTAATCAATAAAAGGTACTTCCATCCCCTTGAGGTTCTTATAATTGAAAGTAAAAATACTCCTCTCAGAAACACTAAGAATCTTATAGATGTGAGAGGAATAAAATAATCTCAAAAAAAGATCCGCGTATTATTGTGTTGCGCGGAATTATATACAAATTTTATATTATATTTTAACAAACATTTATTTTTAATTTATTATTTTATTTAAATTATGGGAAATCGAGTAGATGATTTTTTGAGTAAATTGGCAGCGCAAGCACCAAAAGCAAAAGAAAACAATTTTGAGCAGAAAAACAGATCATTAGAAAAAATTTATCTTAACTTCCCCGGAAATTTTGGTAGATATCAAGTATTTCCGTTGGATAGTGTAGTAACTGACTTTCCGTTTGTTACTTTATTCGGAACTCGTGAAATTAATATCCCTCGGAAAAACATGGCGGCGGATGGAACTGAAAACACTTATAATGCGTGGATTAAGCTCCTACCGAAAAGTGCTTATGTAATGAAAGATATGACGGGTAGATTAGTTTCTTCATTGACCGCCGCAGATGATGAATTATTGTCACAAGCGCATATGATCTTTGATGAACTTTATCGAGAACTGGATGCAAAGAATAACCGCGACGAATTAACAACAAACTTAGTCCGGTTGAAGAATTATACTATCTTCCATGCATTCTGTCTTAATAAATGGGATCCGAATGAAAATCGTAACCCTAGTCGTCAGAATTTTACAGCATTGTTCGTCGCGACAGCTAAAATGTTTACATCAGTAGTTGAAGATAATATTCAAGAGAAATCTTTGATGAAGGGTGGAGATAATAGCTGGATTTCAGAAGTTTATAATCGTGATGCTACAGGACGTTCTGGATTCTTGATGTTTAGTGTCGGAAAGAAGAAAGATAATAGTGGTGGATTTGCTATTACTGCCACACATGAAGTTGGTAATGAGAACTTTAAGTCAATTCAGATTTCAGAAGAAGATATGGAATTGGCTGCAGATCCATTGCAATCATTCTTGTCTTGGCAGGCTAATAGAGATAACGATACTCCTGTTGGTCAGAAACGTTTATTCAATGCGGCGTTGATTAAAGAGTCCATTGAATATATGTCAGAAATTTTGGCAAGCATCAGACTCGCTAAATCTCAGGGAAGTGTAGATTTTAAAGAAGCTGTTACAAGAGTTAATAACGAAGTTCTTGCAAAACAGGTTCCGACAGATAAAAGTGGTTTTCGTCAGACAAATGATCCAGTACTTTCCGCCATGTCTGGAGGTGGAAATTCTGCACCTCAAGTTGATCTGAGTAAAAACACGAATCCTTATGAAACGCCAGTTATAATGCACGCTGATCCCATTTCAGGAGCACCTATGAATCCAGGTAATGGTGGAGGATCTCCATTTGGTGGTGGACAACAGCCACAGTGGGGAGGATTTGGACAAGGTAGTCAACAAGCACCTTTCCAGAAACCAAACTTCGGAGGTAATAATGGTGGAGATGATTTGCCTTTTTAATGATCTGAAAAGGAATAATATAAAATAATAAAACTAAAAGGTAGAAGAGATTTTAACAGATTTCCTCTACCTTTATTTGTTTAAAGTTGATAATTAACATGAAGTCTAATAAAAAGAAAAAAGAACATTTAGATGGAATAATATATAAGTTCACAAATAAGATAAATGGTAAGATCTATATAGGTCAAACTGTAGATGAAAAAAGAAGATTAAGTGAACATAAACGTTGCTCTAAGAAAAAAGGTAATCCATCTTTTCATAAAGCTATAGAAAAATATGGTTGGGATAATTTTGAATATAAAATATTATTTAAAATTCATTGTAATAATGAACAAGATTTAATTAATACTTTAAATTTTAAAGAAATAATTTCAATTAAGTATTTTGATAGTTATAATAAAAAGAAAAGTTATAATTTAACTTTTGGAGGTGGTGGACAATTAGGTTTTAAGTTAACAGAAGAAACTAAGCAAAAGATATCTGACTCTAGAAAAGGAGAAAAGAATCCTATGTTTGGTAAAAGAGGAAAAGATAGTCCAAATTATGGAAAAACAAAAACCCTTTCTTTAGAAACTAAGCAAAAGATATCTGAATCTTTAAAAGGAGAAAAGAATCCTTTTTATGGAAAACATCATACTGATGAAACAAAAAAGAAAATTTCTGATTCTGTAAAAAAAACCTTATCTAATCCAGCGATAAAAGAGAAAATATCAAATTCATTAAAACTTGCTTTTTCTAAATCAAAAGTAAAGAAATCTGACTCTAAAAAAGGAGAAAGAAACCGTAATTTCGGAAAACATCATTCAGAGGAAACTAAACAAAAGCTTCGACTTATAAATAGTAAAGCGGTTATTCAATTATCAACCAATGATGAGGTTATTAATGAGTATCCATCGTTAATTGAAGCTAATAAGTTTTTTGGTAAATCTAAAACCAATTGTAGTATATCTAAATGCTGTAATGGATTAAAAGATACCGCTTTTGGTTATAAATGGAAATGGGCAAGCAAATGACAACAAATAATAGACAATATTTCTACTGTTTCCTGGATTTCTCACTAATTTTGACAAGATCCCTCTTCGTAATAAGTAAAGGAAAAGACGTCGGAGAATATACGGCCGGGGAATTAATCAGAACCTGTATATGGACGATCAATAAAGTTCTTAGGGATTATGGTATTAGTGCTAGGAAAGTGATTCTAGTTTATGATAAGTGGGATGAATCTATAGGAGGTTATTATACATCTTATCTTTTAGGGGGACAATACAAAGACACAAGGCATTATATGGATGAAACGATTTTTGAGGGTATGAAAAATGATCCGGCCGTTTCTCCCGACGACCTAAAGAAAGCTGCATGGGAATTGTATCAAAATCAAGTAAAACAGACAGCTAAATATACAATGATCTCTGAGTTACCTAGATTTGGAATCGGAATGCTTGGGAGAAGTGGCTGGGAAGCTGATAATTGGGCTTATTTATTAAGTTGTGAGCTCTATGGAAAAACAGATCTCCCTAGTCTTTTTGTTACTAAAGACTCGGATTGGATGTATTGTTTATCACCAGCTACTCAATTATTTCGTCTCCCAGGAAAAAATGAAGAACCTAGGATAATAACCTATGATGAGATGTATTATTCAATTTCAGAATCAATTAGAAATGCTGGAATCGGATTATATCAATATCTCAGCCTTAAAGATAGTCTAGGGTATGGACATAATGATCTAAGAAAAACTGTAAAACCTAGAATGAAGTCTGAAAAAGTAATCTTAGAGGTTTTATCAGGAAATTACGAGAACTTAACAGATCTAGAACTTTTTGAAAAACAATATAAAACTTTCGATATATTCAGTTACCCAGGGATTGATGAAGCTAGGGATATGATTAACAACTATCTACCAGTATGTGGTTCCCTAGGAGATGTTTCTGAATTTAGAATGTTTTGTAGAACTCATAATATCCCAGGAATTTCAGATAGTTATTATTCAGAGTTCATTGGGAGATTAGATCAAAAATTATATTGTGAATAAAATGAAAGACATTGTAACCCTACGTGGAATAAAATACAGTTATGATGAAAGAACTGGCCGAATATTTAAGGAAGGTCAAGTTTTAACATCATCACAAGCAGAACCGGTCTATAGTTACCTTGGAGATAGTTCAGGGGAGCCGGTTTTTGGAGGGATATTACTTAAAGATATAGGTTCAATCTTAACTCTTAATGGTAAAATTTCTCCAGTAACAGATCCTAATACAATAAGTTAAAAAAAAAGAATTATGGCAGGATTATTAGGAGGAATTCTTGGAAAATTGACTGGAAAACAACTCTCAATCCAAGAAATTATGAACATCGACCAAGGAAGAAAAGATAAAGCTTCTGAATGTGTAGTAAGATTGACAAAAGTATATCATGTTCTCAAAGAAGAATCGATCATGGATAAACTAAGATCCGTATTTTTTGGGAAGACTATACTTAAGATTTATTACTTAGTTTTTAAATTTGAAGTAACGTCTAAAACAGGTAATACTTATAATGTCATAATTCAAACTTCCCCAGATTATGATATACGTGGGTGGAAGAATTCAAAGTGTAAAGTTTATTGTGAGTGTAAAGATTTTCAATTTAGATCGGCGTATCTTTTGGGCAAGAATAATACGCTGTTTTTGTCGGATCGTATAAAAATAAAACTTGGTCCAGCATTAACTCAAGCGCCCAAAGATAAAACGCCGACAACTCTACTTTGTAAACACTCTATGGCAGCTTTACAGTATCTAGTAAATAATTACCGAAATATAATGAAAACTATATAAAACTAATGATAGAATTAAAACCTCATTATAGTTTGTTATTTATAGATAATAGAGATACAGAAGTAATATTAGCAAAATATACTGGTTCATTTAAATTACCATCTAATATTACATTTACTAGATTAAAAAATCACTTAGTTATTTCGATTGATATTAAATGTCATAGTTCAGAATCTGATGAACTCAAAGCAACATTACTTGAAAATAGATTTAATATTCAAAGTTTTATTGGTCATAAGATTAATAATGATTATTGGAATATTATTTATAAATATGGTTGTTATAAGAGTTATCAGTTTTATGTAAATAGCGAATTTATTGTAGAATATAATATGATTAATTATTTTTGAAGAGATGAGTAAAATATTAGCAATTTCGGATATTCACATTTTTGATTATCCACAAAGAAATTCTTACGATAAGCAACGTTTAACTCAAGCAAGAACAGTAGCACAAAATATTATAAAAGCTGCTACTATTGAAGGAGCAGAAAGAGTTGTAATCGCAGGAGATGTTATTGAAAAATCAGTTCTCCGACCCTATGTTCAAGCAGAAGTTAAGTTATTCCTTGACACTTTAATGAGTTTCTTTAAAGAGGGTTATATAATTTGGGGGAATCATGATCAAGATAATAAGTCGATAGATTCTGAACTTATTGATTCATGTCTTGCTGTAATGTTACCCCCTAATCTATATTATGCTGATCAGAAAGAATTAATAATTGATAATTCTAGAATAGCATTTAGTAACTGGAGACCTGAATTTGATCTTTCATGGATCTCTGGACAAGTAGATGTTTTATTTACACATGCTACTATTAATTATGGTGGATCAGATAAAATACAATCTCAAGTTCTGGATGAGTCTAAATTTGGATTAGCTATTTGTGGTGATATTCATAGACCAGCTCAGATTGGAAAATATGTTAGTATAGGTATTCCACAGAAATGTAAAATGTCTGACTATGATAAATCAACCGGAGTTGTATATGATTGTGTATCTAAACAATTTAAATGGGTAGATCTAAATCCAGACGATAACCTTATGAAGTTTGTTTATACACCTATCAGAGAAGATGAAGGTTGGAATCAAGGAACTGGAACTTGGAGTGTATATAAACCGGAAAACTTGAGTATTGCTGGAGGAGTAAGAGATATAAAAATTCCAGCATGGGAAGAGATCGGAAACTTAATTGATAATATTATAATAGAAAACAATCTTCAAGGAATTCATTCTGAAGTTCTCCGAAATCTTAGAGATGTAGATTCTGAGGAAGTTGATTTTGGATTCACTCTTCTCAGATTATATTGTAAAAATTGGAGAAGTATAGACGAAGCTGATATTTACTTTGAAGATGGTGATAAGATCTTGATAACCGGAAAAAATGGTTCTGGAAAAAGTTCTTTGCTTAGTGCTCTTAAATATGCTTTCTTAGAGTGTAGAAATATTAAGGATTATATACAGTTCGGAGAAAAAGAGTGTATCCTAGCAGTAGAGTTTATGTATCAAGGAAAGAAGTGTAAAATTCAGAGAGGAAATAAAAAACATGGATGCTGGATTGATGATGAACCTCTTAAATATAATAATAAGAAAGAATTCGAGGAAGATATGTATCGTAGATTTCCATTTATTGGATATATGGATATTTTCTTATTTGATTCAGACCATCATAAACTGATTGGAAATATTACCCCTGAAAGAAAGTCAGAGATAATTAGTAAGTTCTATAAAATGGATAGAATTGATGCTTATAATAAAGAAGCTGGAATTCTTTTAGATCAAGTTACTAAATCCTCAAGTGTATGGAATGAAGCAATTAAAAAGTCAGAAGAAATCTTAAGATATATAGATACTAATCTTTCTAATATTCAACTTCCAGGACAAACAAAAACAGAACTCACTCAACTAAGATCGGAAGGCTTAGAATTACAAAGAAAAAATAAAGAATGGATGAGTTACTTAGCTGATTCTGGAAAACTTCAAGCACAAGTTTCTCTTTATGTTGAAACTTTGGAGAGATTAATTAAAGAACAATCTACTTACAGACATCTTCAAGAGATAGATTCAGAGATTGCATATCTTCAGGCCGAGGTAGATAATAAAAATCAAGAAATATCACAACTTCGAACAATAGAATCTGAATATTCTTTAAAGTTGGATAGATATAATCAGGTATGTGCAGAAGGAAAGAAAACAACCGCCGAATTAGAACGCCTCGAAAAAAGTAAAGTGTGTCCTAGTTGTGGTCAGGCTTTGAAAAATACAGAATCTCTAGACCGTCATAAACAAGAAATCCTAGGAAAACTTGAAGAACTTAGATCCGAGGCTATAAAAATCGGCGATGAACTTAGAGGAATGTCTGGAAAAAAACAACAGGCTGATTCATTAATTTCAATTGCCTCTGAAAAAGTTAAGACCTTGGGGAATCAAATATTTATGTTGATGTCTGAGAAACAAAAAATTACTAAGACAGCTAAAGATATAGAAAATACAGAAGTTCTCTTAGAAAATTATAAGACTCAATTAAATAACTTAGGAACACCAGAAAAAGTAGAACTTCCTGATAACTTTATGGAAATCATGAGTTCGATCGATTCTGGAATAAAAGCTTGGACGGATCATGAAAGATTAATCCAAGATAGAGCTGTAGAAGAAGCAAATATCTTAAAGGCACAATCTGAGTTAGGATTAATTCAGAATGCTTTAGTAGATCTTAAAGAGTATATTAAGCTTACAGGACCTACAGGAAAGATTTATGAAGAAATTATGACAAGATTAGCTGAACAATTTACAGATAATCAAGTTAAATATTCAGTAGATACATATAATTTCAGAAAGAAGGATCATCTTGACCTTACTAGTAGGTTTAATAATAATGGAAATTATGTCTCTTATGATGCATGTAGTTCAGGTCAACAAACAGTTTTAGATATCAACTTTCTTAGTAAGATAGTAACTAGAATGGGACTGCTTATTATGGATGAATTCTTAAAACACCTAGACCCAGAAAATCATGATAATTGTATAGATATGATTAGTAGTATGAATATTGGATGTATTATGATTTCTAGTCATATGGAATCTATTACTTCATTTAATAATAAAACTTGTAGACTTGAATTAAATGATTCAGGAGTTACAAATATTACAATAAAATAATTAATACGATGAGTGAAGAAAAATTAAAAGAATATTTCTTAGAAGAAGAGAGATTTAACGAATTTAGTGATTTCTTTGGATATAGAGTTTTAGGAACATTTCAGTTTTCTCCAAAATATGGTACTTTAATTTCTAGTGGAATAAAGATTTTTAAAACTGAATCCATTGCTTGGGTAGAAGAATTTAGGATAGGTATTATTCAAAATATAGGAGATTATTTAGTTATAGTTTCTCCCGAATGTCCTGAGGTATATTTTACGATGCCAGAAGAAATTATAGATAAGATTAAAGATATTTATAATGCTGGAGACTATATTAACCTAGACAGCGAAACATTACAAAAACTTATGGAAGAACTGAATGATGCAAATAGAAAGTGGACAACTAATCCAATTATGACAGATTCTGGAAGAATATGGTATGATAGTTCTTCAGATAACCCATTCGTTCCATATTCTCATCAGACAACTACATCTACATGTTCTTCAGATTATGTTGTATCTTCTGCATCAGGAATATCAACTAATATAAATCCCAATAATACTAATACTTATGTTACAGGATATAACATATAATATGTTAGAGTTTGCAGATGTAAAGAATCCTACAGACTTTTTTAAAACAGGGGATCCGAAAGAAATGATACCTCTACGAACTCTTTATAATAATGCAAGACTTCTTTGGGGACTTGGAGCAGATCAGATTCTTTTAAGTATAGCACAAGGTCAAGCAATTTATAAGCTCGCCTTGTTGGTGAAAAATAAAAGAAGTATTTTTGGATGTTTAGTATATATTCCAGGTCAGAAAAGACTTGACTTATATACATCTGAATCTCCAGAGATACCACTAATTCAATGGAAAAGACAGAAGGTAGTGAATAAAACTTATCCATTACTTCTCGATCTTGCTGGAATTGAAAAAATGTTCTCTAGGTTAATTACTATCTTATGATATTTAAAGTAGTTCGATCTAAGTATTCATTAAAAGTATGTAAACTAATAAAAGTCTATAAAGGAGCTTTTAGACTAGAGAATTCATTAGATGTAAATATATTCGATTATAATAAATCTTGGGATAATCTAGTAGGAGATGATAAAGTAATTACAGTTGCTGAATTAATCCTTGTTAAATTTCCATTAAGTATTTGTAAAAAACTTACTAAAAATTTTATATTACTTAATAGAAATAACTTTGATGAATATTCGGGTTATGATGACTTTGTTGATAAAAAACAATCTAAATATGAAGTACATAATGCTTATGAATCTAATCCAAAAGCTTTACAATTCATAGATATTTCTTTAGAAGATTTATTATATAATGTAAAAGATCTAACCAGAAATAATTATATTGTTCAAAAATCATTATTAGAATTGAATAAATAAAAATAAGAGAAAGACTAGGAAATTAATCCTGGCCTTTCTTTTTTTTTCTTGTGAATAAAAAAAAATAAGTTCCGATCTTCACAGACCAGAACCTATATAATTCATGAGTTTAAAAATTTGTTGTGTTTCTATTTTACATTCACATATAAGGTTTTCAAGCGTTTTCTTTGTTTCACTTTTTCAGTAGTTTTTAGAATCCAACATAATACCTCTTTCTCTAGGGATTCTTGATTTGTAATCTGTTTGTGTTGAGTATATACAGATTTATCTTCTAAAGTAATAAATGCTAACTCTACTCCATAGAATTTTTCATATAAGATAATCTGTTCAATAGCTGCTCCAAGAAAATGAATTGTATATATCTCACTCGTTGAACCTTCTGTTATTCTAACTCCTGAACCTGAATTTTCGGTTAAGTAATCTAAAAACTCTTTAATGGATTCTTTTGTTATTTTTCCCATTTCTCATCTGGTTTTAAAACTTTTATTACTTTTCCATAAATGTTCTTAGTCCAACCATTTATATGTCCGTGATTATTCCCTATCTGAGCACCTTTAATTGGATCTATTGCTTTAATTAAGTGTGTAAAGAATCTTCCATGAACTTTACAGTAAACTATATCTCCAACTTTTACTGAATCTAGTCCAGGAACAGGTTCTAAGACATGTTTTTGACCAGACATGATGAGAGGAGTCATTGAATTTCCTTTCTCAGAAGTTACAAATGTTTCTCCTGCCTCTAGACGTTCTTGTTTAGTTCTCGGCTTTTTTATTTCTTCTTTTCCAAGCGTTATGTTTTCTAGTGGCGTCTTTTTTATTTTTTGCTTTGACTTCATAACCATCATTAAATTTAAAATTATTAAATAAACCTTTTGTCGGATCATAAGATTTTTGTTTCTTAAGTTCCTCCAATATTTTATTATCTACATGTTTAGTATAATTATCTACTGGATCTTCTTTTTTAGAGATCATTACTTCTTTTCCTTCATATGTAATTTTATAATCTTCATACCCTACAGGAGGTTCTTTGAAGTATTCCCACTTAGGAGGTCCGAAGTCTGTTGATTTTCCGGCAAGGATTAAAGTTTTAGACTCTTTATCAACTCTCCAAAAACCTCCTCCCCAACATCCTGTAGCGTAATTCTTTCCAAGTAATTCAAAGTGAAACTCTACATTACCTAGGATTAATTCTCCTTCTTTACTAATTATAAATTTTTGCATAATCATTTATTTTATTATCATATATAAGAATCTTAAGAACCATTGAATTCCTTATAGGTGTAAAAACAAATAAAACTTAAAAGTTATGAAAGAAATAACGGTAAGTAAAGTACTAGAAAAACAAGATGAAGATAGTGTGAGGATGATTAAAAGTTTATTAAGACTTAAAGAAAAAATTATGACAATCGGAAAAAAGAAAGAATTAACAGCAGATCAGGCTAATATTATTAGTAGATTTAATCTTCAAGGATATTCAAGCTTAGAAGAGATTGCTAAGAAAAAGATCGAGGAGATTGAAGGACAAATAACAAGTAAACTTCAATTCAGTCATAAAGAAAGATTACTAGCATTGATTGTTCCAGATGATCAGAGAGATCTTTACGACTTAATAAAAACTCACTATACAGAAAAAGGATTTAAAACTTTTTATCTTGACAAAGAAAGAGTTCCAGAATTTAAGAATAGTACATATTTATTTATTTCTTGGGACATTGAGATAAAGAAGTAATATAAGATAAACCTTAGGGAAGAGAAATTTCCTTAAGGTTATTTACTTTTTGCTCTCCTCATACCTTAATTGCTTTATATGTGAAACCAAATTATATAAAAATTATGTTAGAAAATAAACCAACTATTTTGTATTCACTTGAAGAGATAACAATCATTCCAGAAGTAGTAACAAAAATAAATAGTAGATCTCAATGTATTCCATGGGTTCCTAGAATAGATGGTAAGAAAGATAGTGAATTCCTTCCAGTTATTGCAGCACCTATGTTATCTGTGGTTAGTCCTGAAAATTATAAGACTTTCCATGATAATCTAATTTCATGTATTATCCCTAGAAATATACCTCTCTCTGAAAGACTTAAATTATGTTCTGAAGTTTTTTGTGCTTTTTCTATGAAAGAGATTGAAGAAAATTTTATAGAACAACACCAACAAAGTACAGGATCTGGATTATATGTCTTAATTGATATAGCTAATGGACATATGGAAAGTCAGATAGAACTTGGTCGAACTCTTAGAGAATTATATGGAACATTAATAAAAATCATGGGTGGAAATATAGCTAATCCCGAGACCTATAAGTTATATGATAAAGCTGGATTTGATTATCTTAGAGTAGGTATAGGTGGTGGAGCTGGTTGTATTACTTCTACTCAGACTGGTATTCATTATCCTATGGGTTCTTTAATTAATGATACTTTTCAGGTTAAGAGAGAATGTTCAGGAAATACTAAAATTATCGCCGATGGAGGAATTAGCACTTTTTCGGCCGTGATTAAATGTTTAGCACTTGGAGCAGATTATGTTATGATGGGAAGTACGTTTGGAAAGGCATTAGAGGCGGCCGGTCCAGTGCTAAGAGAATATTACGGCGAATATTACGAATCTCTTCCAGAAAGTGTAGATATAACCAGAGGAGAAAAGTTTTATCGAGAGTATTATGGAATGTCAACTAAACGAGCACAAGCAGAAATCTTAGGAAAATCAATAGAAACTGTAGACAGAGAAAAATTAAAAACTTCAGAAGGAAAAAGCGTGGTCTTAGAAATTGAATATACATTAGCAGGGTGGGCAAAAAACATGGATTCCTACCTTAGATCAGCAATGTCATATACAGATTCCTATAACCTAGAAGACTTTAAATATTCTAGATGTCAGGTTGTATCCGAGATATCTAGTGTTGGTATTAATAAAAAATAATTAAACTCTATGGCTAAAAAGAAAGCTGTTACTAAATCAAGTGTGGATGAAGAACTTGATTTAATTCGAAAAGAAAGAGATAGTATTTTGAATTTTAAAATTAATTTTAAATGCAAAACTAAGCATCAAAAAGAATTTCTTAAATCTATTTATGATCACGAAATTACAATAGTTAAGGGTCCTGCCGGTTCTGGAAAATCATACGTTTCTGTTTACGCTGCCCTTGATTTATTAAAAAATCCTGATAATGGTTATGAAAAAATAGTATTTATTTATCCTGTAGCTACTAATCCTGACGAAAATATTGGATAAGTTAGATTGTCCCCTAGGTGTATAAAACTTAGGAAAACTTCAAGAAATGCTGGAAATTAAAGTATAATCAGCAAAAACTATTAATTAGATTAACCTAAATAGTTTCTCAACGACTATGTGTGAAGAAGAGAAAATAAAAACGCTTTTAAGATATAGTCTAGTAGTCTATATAATTAATATAGGCCTATTCGATCTTCGCGGAGATTTGCAAGAAAAGCTCGCGCCGTATAAAGAAGCAGATTTTTATACGATGGAGAAGATATTTAATGCTTCAGGAAAAAATGGAAAAGAAATTGTTCAAAAGTTAGTAGATGCTGGTAAAATAGAAGTGAAAGGCAGCCAGTTTCTTAGGGGAAACAATATTGATTCTTCAATTGTTTTGATATCTGAGAGCCAGAACTTCAGTCGAGATACTTTTCTTAAGATATTAACTAGAATAGGAACTAATTCTAAATATATCTTTAATTCTGATGAAATGCAATTAGATTCGAGTTCTTTAAAATCAGGGAAAAATCAAAAAGGATTACAATATGCTGTGGAAAAATTATCTGATATGGATGAAATAGGTATTGTTGAATTTGGTCTAGAGGATGTTGTGAGAAATGATTTGATTCCCAGTATTTTAAAAAGATGGCTTCCGGAAGTTTATGGAGATTTGGATGAGGAAGAAATATCTAAGAGATCTAAGCAAGAAAGATTAGATGAATAAAAAAAATAAGATATCTCAGAAACCCTCAAATTCTTATATATGTAGTAAAGATCAGATGAGAATATAGTACTGATCGGAGACTACTTATTAATATAATAATAAATAATTGAATTTTATTTGGATATAACTGGCTTATGTTATTAGTTACTTCTAATTATAATTATGAGTATAAATTAATTTATCACTGTAACAATTTCCAGAGTATCGGAATCGAGGAGATTATACTTCTCGAGGTAAACAGGTAAAGTTCACTAGGGAATATAAAATCAAATATACTTTAATAAATTTTTAATAAATACGTTAGTGCGCATATATGTATTTAAGATAGAATAGCAAAAAATTTATTAACTAAATAATACTTAGAGTTTGATTTTATATATCCCTAGTATTTTTTCTTCTACGAAACTACTACCTCTTCGCGGTGTAGAAGACAACTAGCACTAAAGTTGTGAAACTAAATGTAGCAATGAGAGATGAGCGTTCCTATATGTTATGCTTTCTCTCGGAGTAGGGTGCCACTATGATTTATTATCTATAGTGTCAGAAAAACCTTAAGACAATAACAAAAGAATTATGACAAAGAAAAATAAATTAAATGAAAAATTTGAATTAACATTTAGTATAAGAAGTATTGCTTATTACTTTTTATGTATCTACTTAATTTACGTGTTCAAAGTTACCTCCCCAGGTAATATGACACACCTAGGAATATATATGGCATTATGTTTTATTGGAGCACTTATATTAGGAATAGAAAAAATATTCTGGATTTATAAGTACGGTCAATATGCGATGTTTAATCTAGGAAAATTATGGGGAATTAAAAATGAAGGTTTGCTTTGGGTAGTTAAATCATTGAATACAGGATTATTAATTTGTAAATATGTATTACCAATCATAGGAAGTTTAATTGGATTGGCATTGTTTATGAAATATGTACCTGAGATCAATAATGTAGAGAATTTATTAAGATTATTAGCAATTATTATAGTATTTCTATATTCTATATATAAATTGTTTAACTACTTAAAAAGAATTTGAACTATGAGACTCAAGAGTTTAACAGAAGTCCTTGGGTGGATAATAGGAATCCGTCCAAGTGAGCCCTTGAAATCTAGTGAGAAAACTGGTAAGGAAAATGAAAGAAAAGGAGAAGAAAAAAGATCCCAGTTATCTTTAGATTCAAGTAGAACAAAAATCGTGAATGGTGTTGAGCCTATTAAGGAAATTATTGTAGATATTCTGGATGATTGTTTAAAAGATCCAGATATTAAAAAGCCAGATGAATTTTTCCAATCTTTTACTTGGAGATTGATAATTAATGTAGTAAATTATAATTGGTTATCTAAAGCTCCAAAGAATAGAAGAGAATTGGAGATATTAATAAGAGAATATGGATACTGGGGCAGATATTACAAAAAGATGAACAGAAGCACAATGTTCTATAATATTACCACTCCAAGAATTAGTAATAGAAAAGGAGTGAAAGTAATACCTGAATACTAATAAGCAACAATAGAAAGGGAAATATAATCCCTTTCTTTATTTTTCTCCTCTTTCAACCTCTAATCCTTATACATGTAGATTATATAAAACTTATAATATGAAGAAAAATTTAGAAAACCTGACAATTCCAAAAACAAAAGAGCTTCGTCAAGAAAAATTAGATGAAGCTGTAGCAATATTGAAATCAGAATTTGTAGGATTAGATGATATTATAGATAATATAAAAAAATCTATAATTCCTTGGTATATAACTCCAGAAATAATAGAGAGACCAGTTGTTATTTCATTATGGGGATTAACTGGAACTGGAAAAACAAGCGTAGTTCGGAGATTAGTTCAACTTCTTGGTCTTACTGGGAAAACAGCTTTCTTTGATTGTGGTCTTGAAGCAAATGAATCATCTTCAGGGAGTATTGCAGATAAAATAGAAGAAGTATTTGATATTGAAGATGACTTTAATTCTTTAAATTCATCGGGAGAAAATAAACTTGGAGATGCAGTTTTTGTATTTGATGAGTTTCAATATGCAAGAACCCTAGATGAAAATGGTTGTGAACTTCTTAAATCTCCTCTTCGACCAATTTGGAATATTATAGATAATGGAAAAGTTAGTGTTTCAGAGTATAGATATGATATAACACATTTCGGAAATTTTGTAGAAGATTTTAAACAATTTTCTAAAGAACATCCAGAAATAAAATTAGATTCTGGAAAAGTAACCTCTAGAGAAGAAGTTAAAATAGTTTTAGAAAATCTTGGATTATTTTATTATGGAAGAAATGTAACAGAACTTCTAAATGGTGATGATTCCGCTAAAGTAAAAGTATCAAAACCCTTCATAAAGACTAATGATGATGAAGATGAGGAAGAAGATATATTCAGACCTCTTAGACTTCTGGAGGATAGAGATATGAGAACAATTGTAAAAAAACTCAATGCCTACAAACCTAGATACGGGTATGAGATAATCGCTGATTTAAATAACTCTAAAAATATATCTGAATTTAGTCATATTCTTGAAAAAGTTTCTATAATTATATCTAAACCGAAAGAATTAGATTGTTCAAGATCATTAGTATTTATTCTTGGAAACTTAGATGAAGCTTTTAAAGTAGAATCTGATTTAGATCCTGATATGGATGCTGATACTTTCTATGATAAGACAAGTAAAGTATCAATTTCAGATATTAAAGAGGCTCTCAAACAAAGATTTAGAGCAGAACAGATAGCTAGACTTGGAAATAATTTAATAAAATATCCAACATTAAAGAAAGAACATTTTATTAAGATTATCAAGAAAGAATTATCTAGGATAGCAGATAAATTTTTAGAAACTGAAGGAATAAAAATTAATTATGCTGAAAATATAATCGATCTTATGTATTCGGAGGGAGTATTTCCAGTACAAGGTGTGAGGCCAGTTTATACTACTATTGGAACTCTATTAACACCTCTCCTAAGTGATATTCTGATTAATCGTATCACCGAAGATAAAGAAGTGACGATAACTCTTACTAAAGAAACAGATCTCACAGAAAAGAAGTTAAAAATAGATAAAACGTCACTAAGTATTATTTTCGGCGAATCAAGAAAAACAGTAAATATAGAAATTCCATTACAACTTGGAGAACTAAGAAATCCGGAAAGAAGATTAACAAGATTTATAAATTCTGTACATGAAGCTGGACATGCAATAGTAGCTTTACATGAGACTGGTGTTTATCCAGTTAATATAGTTTCTGTCGCTACCGGAGATGGAGGATTTTGTAATACTTATGATCCAAAAAAAGAAGGAGAAATTGATAGTCGAGGAGATGTTGATTCAGAGGTTAGGATATGTCTCGCTGGTTATGAAGCTGAGAATCTAGTTTATGGAAAATATCCAGAGAAGTGTTTAATGGGTTCTGGAAATGATATTGAAAACGCATGGGATTTTTTTTCTGAGATGGCTTATAGATGTGGGTATTTTGAACCTTATTCATATACGAATCACTTAACAGAAGAAAGTACAAGTGGTATACCTTCTGGATTCTTAGATAATGAAGGTTTATTTGTCAACCACCCATATAAAAAATATAATGGATATCTTAACGAAATGGTAGCTCGTAGATTTTCAGAACTTAGACAAGATGTAGTGAATATCTTGAAAGACGAAAAAGAGTTATTAAAAGTAGTTGCATTATATCTTGGAGAAAATGGATCTATGAATTCTGATGAGTTTAGAGATTTTGTTATTAAGTATGGAAACAAGCTAACTGATAAATATGTATCATCTAAACTCGAAGAAGAAAAGAATTGGTATGAAAAAATATTAAATAAGTTTTAAAAAATTAAAGGAGCGTAGAAGCTCCTTTTTTATTATTCTTTTTGAAGAAAAATAAACCTACCCATTCATCACGAACAGGTAGGGTTTTCATAAAAATTAACACCATTTATAAAAAACTATATTTTTCTTCAATTATAAGGCTTTTGAGGTGTATAGGATGACTCAAGAACTCCAATAATTTCATATTCTATTAAAGTTTCTGGGCCATCAAAAATCGGAGGAAAACCAGGGGATTCCGCTGTACAATAAGCTATTCTCTTTTCTTTTCTTCGATTTTGTAGGATAATGTATTTCTTTTTTATCGACTGTCCGATATATTTTCTGAAGATTAGAATATCATCTTTCTTCCATTTACCTTCTTTACTATCATCTATCGGTTTTACTAAAATAATACTTCTATCCCAATTTCTCTCTGTTTTTCTAGTACCTGGATCAGAGAGAAATATTTTTTCTATTTTTATTATTCTCTCTGGGGTATACTGAGAAGTTCCTATTATAAAACCTTTTGCATCAATATCAGGTTTTATTATATAGTATAATATTATTAATACTATAATTCCAATATAAAACGCTATCATAAATCAAGTTCTTTTAAGATTGGTTCAACGAATTCTTTATACTGTGGATAATATTTCTCGAGAGTTTGTCTAGCATTGAGTGGTTTGTCAGGTTTTGTTATTCTTGCACATTCCCAATCAATTACAGCTTCTACCCAATCTATTTCTCTTGGAGATTTTAATTGTTTTATCCAATCCTTTCCGGTAGTATATGTAGGATGGTGTTTATTTATCCTCTGATGAAATTGATTTATAATTCTTTCGCCTAGGAATGGAAAGAATATAAATAGTATCAATTTATCCCAATCATGAAACCAGTGTGAATGATATCCAAGAAGTTTTTTCTCTGTTTTCATAAATGCAATCCAATGTTTCCAAGTATAGGGGATATGGTTATAACAATCTCTAACGTTTTTAATTATCTGTTTCATATAATTCATGTTTTTTATAATAAGCCCGTTTAAGTTCTCCAACTACATATATATTAGGAGAGACACATTTATTTTCCGGCCGAGTACAAGATTCATCATAAATCTCAGGGTACATATCAAGAATAAATCTAACTACTCCCTGAGATCTTGATCTTCCAGCCTTACAATGAACATATATGTCTTTTCCTAGATTCGACTCTATAAAATCTACTACTTCGGCTGCCTGTTCTTGAGTTATTCCTAAAAATTTATGACCTTTCCATTCTATTTCTTGAGAAGGTATATCATCAAACTCTAGATTTAATACAACCGAGGAATTATCTTTCTTAAACCAATGTAATTCATCCTCTTCTAAATAATATTTTTGACATTCAGGAGTCCCAATGATAGATATAAAACAACTATTACTCGGAAGATTATCATCATTCCACCCACAAGAACTGCACATCATATCAAATTCTGTATGACTGTAACAATATAGTTTTGGTTTTTTCATTTTTTAATAGGAAGATAAATAATAAGATCTGATCTAACTAAGGACTTTCCAGAGGTTATTGCTTCTTGAGAAAGAACTTTTTGAAGGGATTCTGAATAATATCCAGATATTGTCTTATAAAATATATAAGTCTTAGGAATTTCTTCCGAATTTTTTAAATTCTCACCTAAATTAATCCAATCTTCTTCTGTAGCTTCTGGATATACTGTTTTATTCAATGGAACTGTTCTAAATCCATAATAATTCCAATATTCATTAAAGATTTTTCCCAAGTCTAAAATTTTTTCAGAAACTTTTATATTACCACCAGAAAAATCAAACTTATAAGATAAATATTTGTCTGAAATATTCTTTGTCCTGATATAACTACTATAGGTATATCCTGAATTATCATTGTAGTATTGAATATATGATTTATAGAAATTAATAGTTTTTCCAAGATCATCTATATAAACATGACATTTCTTCTCAGCAGCTTCATGATCATTCTTTAATCGACTCTCTAAGGCTGAATCTTGACGATAAAATTCTTCAATAAATCCTATAGGGCTATTCCAGAATTTCCAAGAATAAGCTGTCATTTCAAAACGATCCATGATTTCTTTAATCTCTCCATCTGATAATACCCTAGGACAAACTTCGAATTCTACACTTTTAATACTTTCAGTGAATACAAAATCCTCTTTTTCTATACTCCCTGGATCATAAAATAAAAGTTTAGTTTCATATTTCTTCCCTAGTTCTTTTCCAAACTTAGCTTCTCCAATAAATATTGCTTTCCTTTCTTCATAGTTTTTAGAAATTCCTGAATATTTCCAAGGTAGTTTTTTAAGTTTGTATAAAGATCCAGGTTTAAGTTCAGCGGGTTTAAGATCTTTTGTTATTACTTCTCGTTTCTTCATTATCTCAGAAGAAATTCTATATTCCTCTGTATTAATCGGAAGGAGAACTAATTCTGTCCCTATCCAAGAATAAACACATTTTCCGATTATTTTCTTTCCAGCCAAGCTATCACAATAATCTAATATCCATAAGAAATTATCAATTCCTATTTCAATCTCAAACCCCCTTGGATCCCAAATTCTACAATAAGCTTGTCTATAATTCCAACCTACTTTTCCACCACCAACAGAACGATTCACTATAAAACCTTCCATCGGAACATTCTCAAATTCATCATCTTTGATTTTATGATCTCTCCAAGAATTCCAAGATTTTTCTTTTTTCAAAATCCCTGTCGAAGAGTCTGTGTAAGTAATGAATCCAAGTTTTTTAGTATAACAGTCAGATCTCTCTTGATATCCGACGTTAATTTTCTTTGGAATAATAAAATTTTCGCTATTTACCATAATATATAAAATTAAATTTTCATTGCAAATATAAGGGATTGACAACCTTATTTATGTAAAACTAAAATTTAAATAGAAAATTATGAAAAAGAAAATTAGAGAAATCGTAAGAGAAGAAATAAAAGCAACAATATTATTTTATTTAATTCCAGTTGATTTAGTTGCTTTCTTTTCATTAAATAGTGAAATAAAAAATATAAAGATTACTCTTGCTATCTTAATAGTATTTTCTTTAGCGGTATTGACTTATTATGTTCTTTGGAGAGTTATAGAATATCTCGAAGAGAAGGAAAAAAGAGAACCCTGAAAGCCTTATAAATGATAATAAATAATAAATGAATGAAAAAGAAAACAAAAGATAGATTGATTTTTGGATTAAAAATCATAACAGTATTATCTCTTGGTGTTGCAGCAGGATATGCAATATACCGAAGAAGAGATAAAGCTTATAATTCACTCCCAGACAGTAAATTTGTTGGGAATATGATGAAAGGCAAGAGAACTGAACTAAATGTACCAGTTCCAGGTGTCTATGAATTCAAAAATGAAAATCATAATAAAGGTTACTATAATGTATTTAAGAATGGACCTTGGAATGTAGTAGTGCCAGGGTATCAGAAAAAAGACCTTGTGACTCCCGCGCCGAATCAACCTAAGAAAGTAAGAGTTAGTTCGGGAGGAGGTAGCACATATTTTCACGTAACACAAAAGCTATCCAGATCGGGAGCTAAATTGTACGGCGCGAAATCTATAAGAGGTTATTATATTCTTAAATATGAAAGTTAATATATACTATACATTAAGAGATTGGAGAAAATCCAGTCTCTTTTTTATCTTTCCTCCAAATCGATGAAAAGTGATCTCTCGACCCGTGACTTCCTTATTTATGCAAAGGGGATTCGTGTTGTGTGGGTTCCCAATTTATTTCTAAAACAAATAGTAAATATGGAAAAAATAGTAGAATATGAAGGTACTAAGAATCATTATATAGTACTTCAAGAAAATGCGATAATGAAAAATCCAGAAACAAGAGAATGGGAAAACTGTATTATCTATCAAGAGTATAAACACTGTACTCCTGAAGGTTATGTAGAAGTTCCTGAGAGTGAAAGAAAAATATTTGTAAGAGAAAAGAAAGATTTTTTAAGAAAATTTACGTTATGTTTAGATTTATAACTATGTATTATGGATGTTCTGGTACATTTAAAGCAACAACCATAGAATCAATATTAACAAGATGCCCTGGACTGTATAATGTTATGTGGTCTGATATTAAACCTTGGAAACGTTGGGAAAATATCTTAGGAACACAGCAAGATGATCGAAATTATGCTATTCTTCATCTTTGTAACTTGAGGAATGCTATAAAAAATAACTGGCCTCCTGGAGTGAATAACCTCTTAGTAGAAAGGGGAGTATCCGATATGCTTTATTATTACTACAAGAATAATAGAGAAATCGGTGAAAATTCGAAATGGATTAAGGATGTAGTTCATGAAGAAGATATCTTATGTGAGCAAAATTCGTACTATACACCAAGGAGAATATTATTAGTTCAGAAAGATTTTGATTTTGTTAGAGATGTTATTCTTAGAGAACCTACCCGAGCAAAAGAATTTCCAGGAGGGGTTCAAGAATATATGGAACATCAAGATGCATATGTTGAATTTACACAAAAGTATAATAAAATTGATGAAGTTATTAATATTAAAGATGCAGAAAAATATGTAAATGACTTGGGATTTGAATTTGATCCTAGTAAGAAATAAAAAACAAAGAAAAATAAAAACATATGAGTGAAGATGTAAATACAGTATCAGATTTACTAGTTGCTAAAAGGAATGGTAAATCTGAAAAATTTAATTCTGAAAAAATAGAAAAAGCAATTCTTAATGCAATGAAATCTAGTGGTATTAAAAGTCCAAAAGTAGCTTTTAATATCTCTAAAGAAATTGAAGAAGAATTAAAAGAAAAAGGTTCATGTACTATTGATGAGATTGAAAATTTAGTATATGACAAGTTAATAAAGAAAGGACATAAGTTAACTGCAAAAGCTTATGAAGGATATCGAAGTGTTAGAGAATTTCAACGACAATCTAATACTATCGATGAACAAATAAATGAATTATTAGCAGGGGATAGTGAATATTGGAAGTCTGAAAATTCTAATAAAGATTCTATGCTCTTAACAGTTCAGAGAGACTATATGGCTGGAATTGTTAGTATAGATATGGCTAGACGAAAAATATTCCCTCCTGAAATTATCCAAGCTCATGATGAAGGCCTGATTCACATACACGATCTTGACTATATAGGCCAACTTGCGATGAATAATTGCTGTTTGATTAATCTTGAGGACATGCTTCAAAATGGAACATGTATAAATAAGACAAAAATATTTAAACCTCATAAATTAATTACAGCTACTACAATTGCAACGCAGATAATTACTGCAGTATCATCTTCACAATATGGAGGATGTACAATAACATTAACACATCTAGCACCTTTTGTAAGAGATAGTTATAATGGTTATCTGAAAAAATATAAAGATGCTGGATTAGATGAAGAACTTAGCGAGAAATTAGCAACTATTGATTTGAAAAAAGAAGTTAAAGACTCAGTTCAAACTTTTAATTATCAAATTAATAGTATGACAAACACAAATGGTCGAATTTTACTGGCCTTGGAAAGTAGTAATATTTTTCAATGTAGAGAGTGAACTAAGAAATCTTAGGTGTAAAATTTACGTAAATAATACGGAACTATAGGAAATGATAGTTTAAAATTTTGCTAACAGGGAAAGATTAAAATCTAATCCTGTGCCAAGCTAGAAAATGAATAAGTTTCTAGAAGGTCAAACGACTATCCGAAAGGAGTAGGTTTAAGGCGAAATTCCTTATTCCGAAGCGCTCTCCAACCATTTAATAGTGGTTGATGATATAGTCTAATTCGGGGGAAATGCAGTCCCCATTTTTAACAGTATTTATGTATCTAGGCGAAACTTCAGAATATAAAGAAGAATTAGCCATGTTAATTCAAGAATTCCTAGAACAACGTATCCAAGGAATGCCTAATGAAGATGGAGTATTTGTAACTCCTGCATTTCCTAAATTGATATATGCTCTTGAGGAAGATAATATACATGAAAATAGTAAATATTGGTATCTTACTAAACTCGCTGCTAAGTGTTCAGCTAAACGATTAGTTCCTGATTATATTTCTGAAAAGAAAATGAAGGAACTTAAAGAAGGAAACTGTTTCCCGAGCATGGGATGTCGCAGTTTCTTATCACCTTGGAAAGATGAAAATGGAAATTATAAATTCTATGGTCGTCTAAATCAAGGTGTTGTAACAGTATCACTTCCTGATGCAGGATTATCTGCAGAAGGAGATATTGATAAGTTCTGGGAAATTCTAGATGAACGTTTGGAATTATGTCATAAAGCATTACAAATTAGACATAAACGTTTACTTGGAATTAAATCAGATGTAGCTCCTATATTATGGCAACATGGAGCTTTTGCAAGATTAAAACCAGGAGAAGTGATTGATCCATTATTATTTGGTGGGTATAGTACAATTTCTCTAGGTTATGCTGGTTTATATGAGTGCGTTATGGCATTAACTGGGGAATCTCATACAAAACATATCGATCTTGCAAAACAAATTATGCAAAGATTAAATGATGCTTGTAATAAGTGGAAATCTGAGGAGAATGGTCTTGGATATAGTGTATACGGATCTCCAATTGAAAGTACAACTTATAAATTTGCAAAGTGTCTTAAGAATAGATTCGGAGTTATACCGAACATAACTGATGAATCTTATATTACTAACAGTTATCATATTAATGTAAAAGAAGAAATTAATCCTCTTGATAAGTTAAAATTTGAGGCAGAACTTCAACCATATAGTTCTGGTGGTATGATATCTTACATAGAGTCTGCAGATATCAGTACTAACATCGAAGCAGTTTTAGAAGTTATAAAGTTCATCTATGATAATATTTCTTATGCAGAGTTAAATACAAAATCAGATTATTGTTCTAACTGTGGATATGATGGTGAGATAGAAATTATAGATGAGGATAATAAATTGTCTTGGAGGTGTCCTCAATGTGGCTGTGAAGATCAACACAAACTTCATGTATCTAGACGTACGTGTGGGTTAAATTTAGCTCACGTTAAATTATTAAAATTGCCGGAAAGATATTAATATAAATCGGCATCAAGTAAAAATAAACTTGTTCAACGACTAAGTATAATAATTAATAAAAATTTTATTAAAAGATATAGTCTTAAACTATATAAATAATATAGTAATTATTGATATTGGTTCCAATTTTTGGAATCAAGGGCGTACAGCCGAGATACGAGATAGATACACTCATCTAGATGATCATGAATTATAAAATCCCTGAAAACTATGAGATACGCAACTATTAGAAAAATAGATATATCTAATGGACCTTACATTGGAGTTTCATTATTTTTACAAGGATGTTTATTCCATTGTAAGAATTGTTTTAATCAAGTAGCTTGGCCTTTGGATGGAGGAAAAGAATTTACTGAGAAAGAAAAAAAAGAATTTTTTGAATTAATAGAAGGAGTAAAGAGAGTTTCTATTTTAGGTGGAGAACCTTTACTTCAAGCTACAGAACTTAGTGAATTATTAAAAGAAATAAAGGAAACTTGGCCAGAAAAAGAGATTTGGTTATGGACTGGATTTTATATTTCTGAATTAACTGAAGAACAAATGAAAGTTATTAATTTGTGTGATTATATAGTTGATGGAAGATATATAGATGAATTAAAAGATAGAAAACTTAGATTTAGAGGATCTTCTAATCAAACTATATGGCATAATATTAATGGTGAATTAGTAAAAAGTAAGTATAATGATGAAAGACTTGATTAAATAATAAAAAGACCTTAGGGAAAAATCCTTAAGGTCTTTATTTTACTCTCTGACAGACCTTCTTTCCTTATTATTGAATATAAAATAATTAATCAAGATGAGTAAAATAATAATTGTTCCAGACGTTCATGGTAGGACGTTTTGGAGGCTAGCGAAAGAAAAGATTAATGAAGTAGATCAAGTTGTATTTCTAGGAGATTATCTAGACCCATATCCAGTCGAGGGTATTTCACCAAAGAAGGCAATAGAAGAATTAAAGAAGATAATAGACTTCAAAAAAGAATTCCTAGAGAAGGTTATTTTGTTAATAGGGAATCATGATTATCACTATATGAATCTATTAAAAGAAATACTTCCTTGTAGTAGATATGACTTTAGGAATGCACAAAAAATCGAACAGATATTTAATGATAATCAAGAATTATTTCAAGTATTATACAAAGAAGGAAAGTATCTATTTTCTCATGCAGGTGTTGTAGAAGAATGGATGAAAATTACTTGTGGTTGTGAAGATCTAGATACACTTCTTAAGGAGCAACATTTGATGTATAATCACTTATGGTATATGTCAAGACTTAGAGGTGGTTACGGGTTTTATGGATCGTGTATATGGTCTGATATAAGAGAATTTGAGAATACATTTCCTGGAGTATTTCAGATTTTTGGCCATACTCAATTAGCCAAAGAATTTTTTGGACCATCTCCAGGAATAGAAGAAACATTTGCATGTTTAGATTGTAGAGAATGTTTTATATTAAATACTGAAGAACAAACAATAGAAAAGTTATGAAAATTGGAATTGATTTTGACGGAACCTGTGTTACTCATGAATATCCTAAAATCGGAAAGGATATTGGTGCAGTACCTGTTCTTAAAGAGCTAGTAGAAAAAGGTCATAAGTTAATCCTTAATACTATGAGATCAGGGAAAGAACTTGAAGATGCAGTTGAATGGTTTAAAGAGAATGATATCCCTTTGTATGGAGTTAATCAAGATCCTGGACAAAGAAGATGGACTAGTTCTCCAAAAGTACATGCAGATCTTTATATAGATGATGCTGCTCTTGGATGTCCTCTTATATATAATCCAGATTTTAGTGATAGACCTTATGTAGATTGGGAAAAAGTTAGACAAGTATTTTATGATTAAGAAACCAACAAAAGAAGAGATGTACGTAGTTAATCAGCCACGTCATCTTATGATATCAATTATATTAATGGATTATGATTACTATCCTCTTCCAGATAATATACATACTGGATTATGTAAACTTTCTGAGATTAGTGATATAGTATTCATATTCTCTGATTCCCATTTCGACAATTCTAAGATTAGTAAAGAAAAGATAACAACTCTTTATCAGGCTTGTGCTTTTATAGATAGTTCTGGAAATTTACCGAGAACTATTTTTAAGGCTCTACAATATGATAAAGAAATATTTGGGAAGCACATTGGAATAACAATATCTAGATGTCAAGACTTACAAGAATCTACACCTAAACTTTTTGAAAATCTAGAAAAAATAAATCAGTCTAGAATTATTAAGCCAGTGTTTAAGATTCGTAGGTTATCATCAACAGAACTATATAACTTCTACTATACACCGTCTGAAGAAAAAAGGAAAAAGAAATGGAAATGTATTTTTGATGAATGTTTATATTTTTATCATAGACATATTCTGAAATCTGTTATTTTTCCATGGACTAGAGTAGAGGTTCCAGATCCAACTGATTATATAGATTGCAGGTATTGTACTTGGGGATCTAATTCTTCTATACTTTATTTCAGGAATACAACGATAGGAATATTCTTGGAAAAATTAGATGAAGAATTTATTGATACCTTTACTGATCCAGACCCTAGATATCTTCTTGCTGGATTAGTTAAGGCAAGTGGAATAGATTGTTTAGATTATAACATAGAGGATTTAGATATTGGAAAATTATGACTAAAAGATATAAACAATCAGGAAGAAACTCAGCTTATCCAGAATACATAGAAGTTTGGGAGTATGGAGTTGGATCTGTACCTGATTGGATTTCAGATAAGAGCAAAGTTACGTTTATAGATGGTCTTGGAAATGTAACTTTAGAAACTCATGATACTAGTACAGGTGGAGTAGAGATTATAGACTCTACAGGTACATCTCCTCTTATTAGGTTAGGTTCAAAAAAAGACTTAATATGTAGAGAGGTAGAAAATGAAACAAAAGTATTTGTATTGACTAGAATACAATTAGATTTATTATATAAATTAGAATTATGAAAGAATTAAAAGACAGTGAAAGAAACCTGATTAATGAAGGACTTGTAATGGTAGATTATTCTGCTGAATGGTGTGGTGGTTGCCAAGTAATTAAACCAATTGTTGAAAAATTAGCAACCGAATATGAAGGAAAAGTTAATATTTATGGATGTGATGTTGATGAATGTGCAGAACTTACATCAGAATTTTGTATAAGAAACATTCCAACACTACTATTCTTTAAAGATGGAGTACTTCAGAATCGATTAGTAGGTTCACATCCAGAAAAAACAATTAGAGAAAATCTAGATTTACTAATATCAGAATCAGGAAATGAATAAATTTGTACTTAACACATTAATTTTAGGAGATGATGACCTACATTGTAAGACAGGTGAAGTAACTTTGTCTATGATGAACCTGAGTCATACAAATTTTACTGGACCGGATCTTGATAAATTCGATTTAATTGTTTATCATGGAGAGAAAGGTTGTAAAATTTTAAAGTCCAGAGCATTTAGAACTGGAAAAGTAGGATAAAAATAAAGAGAGGATACCATTCAAATAGGTTCCTCTCAATTTTTTTTTACATCTCTCCTCGTATTTTTTATCGTCTTGAAGAGTTGATCTTTTTCTTACTAATAGAGCAATTTCTACAATTAATTCTTTTAAAGACATTCCACCTTCATATGGGAAAGCCTCATCACACCATTGTTTACTAGAATAATCCTCTTCTTCTGGTGTAACTTCATAATCTCTACAAAGTTCTGCTACTCTTTGTTGAACATACTCTTTAGTTAAGATTCTAGATTCTGGAATAAAATATGCACTACTTCCAGTCTGATCTTCATGTCCCAAAGCTAAAATTGCTTCATCTCTAAACCAATCACATTCCATAAATTCTTGTGATTCTGGCCATCTTACTAATACATAGTTTTCATTCATATTCTTTAATTTTTATTACATCTATAAGAGTTTTACCTTCAAAGCCTTATTATTGAGAAAAACAAGAAATTATGAAAAGAATAGACTGTTCATTTATGGGAATTAGTGGAGAATGTTTTATCCACATCACCCTAGAATTTGAAAACATCCCAAGAAAAGGGGATAAGGTAGTACTCAGCAGAAACATTGCAGAGTATGTAAGAGAAAATATGACAAATGATGTGGAAAATGCAGAAGAATATGCTGATATTATATCCATGTCATTAGACAAAAACACAGGGACTATGTACTTTTTTGTAGTAGAAGTAATTCATTATCCAAGAATTGATAGAGATGTGGATGATGAGGCAGTTACTAGAATTATACTTAGTGTTAATAGTCTAGATTAAAAAAAATAAAGAGAGGCCTTAATAGGTTTCTCTCTTTTTATTTTCTTCTTAGAGTTCAAGTATTCTCTTAAGTCGTTGTAAACTTCCAGGAATATCATTTTTATCTAAGCGAAATTCATCATTTTTTGCTTTTAATTCATCTCTTTGTTGTATAAATTTATTATAAGCTATTTCAAAGATTTTTATATCATAATCATGTAGTTGTCCATAAGTTTTTATACCTTCCGGAAGGTATTTATCCTGTCCACCTTTAAAATTTCTTATTGCATAAGTTGTTTTAAAGAGATCTATATAAGCATTTTTAAGAACATCTACTTCTTCTGGTGTAAACTTATCTATAACATTCATTAATTTATAAGTACCATCACCACAATCAGGCAAACCTCCTATTCCAAAAGTATCTTCTACATTTACCCACCTACCTATATTTACAGCATATCCGATAGGTGTTTCAGAATCCAATGTTAGTATCTTATTAGGATAATAACCATGAGGAGAATCACATAATCCTAGAACTTCAAAATTTATATCAACAACTTTCATAATTTTTGCGATTCTCTGGGACTTATCAAATAAATGTAATAACTCTTCAGAAAATACATACTTTCTATAAAGTTCAATTATTAATTCTCTAATCAGTTCTTCTAATTTTTTTAATTTTTTCTTAAGACCTGAGTTATCTAAAAGTTCTTTATAGGTTGATAATAAGATATCTCTCGAAATTAATTTACTTTTATCTTTATCTAGAATCATGATTTTAATATATTATAAAGTTCTATAAAATTAGTTTTTAAAGCAGTTAGAGTTAAGTTTTTATTTTCTAAGGTTTCTTCCAATTCAAATAATTTATCACATGCTCTTTTAGAGACTATTACATATTCTCTAAGTTTATTTAAAGCTTCTTTATATAATTTAGGATTTAGGTGTTTAAAACTACTCCATTCACTACTACCTTTAAATAGATTAGGAGCATGTATTAAATTCCCGTCTATTTGTTTTTCAATTCTTATTCCTTTAGAATAATAATAAAGATTATCTCCCCAACTTAAACATTTTATACCTTCATCAGGAAACTCTTTTCCCAATACTCCATCACCTGTAAAATCAAATAATTGAATATTACTTAGATAATCTTGATACTTCAATGTAAACTCTTTTTCTTCTGGAGTTAAACATTCTAAGATCGCATCAAAAATAAAATCTACTAATTCATTATGTAGTTTTTTACTTTCATCAAACTCTTTAATATACAATTTTTTTACTTCATTAATTATTATTTCTCTCTGACTTCTAGTTAATGCCATAATCGTTTTATTTTTTACATTACTACATTAATAAGGATTTTGCTACTATAAAAGGTCCTAAATCTTAATTATGTAAAACTAAAATTATATTAATATGAAAGATATTGAAAAAAGAATAGCTGAGAATATCCAAGTTCCTGAGGATATGTATTTAGAGGGATTACTTGATATAACTGGATTTTTATTTATTGAGTTAACACAATTTCTAGAAAATGAACATCGGTATATAGGTATTACTAAATCCTATATTCATACTGTTAAGTTAACTATTGAAAGGATAGATCAATCTGTTCGACCTGAAGATATAGAAATTTATGGAAGAATATTATACCTTTATAAACCATTTCTTAAGAAAGAATTCAAAAGACTTAGAAATAAAAAGTTAACTGCAGGGGATTCTGTTATAGTAATTATTAATAAAATCATAGAAATAATAGTTCAAGAAAAGAAACAAGATTTTAGATTTCATAAAGAAGTAAGAACCCTAAGAAAAATTATATCCAAATTTTTTGAAAATATTAGGAACAAAAAGAAAGAAGATCCACTTTATTCTCTAAGTAATGCTATCAAAGAATATAAAGATAGTGGATCTGTTGGAAAATATCCTCTTGATGTATTCTCTTTTATAGATAATCAGTATATAAAAGAAGAATTAAAAGATCCAGGAGAAAGACTAAAAGAAGAAAGTGATAATAAAATAAATGAGATCTCTTTTGATAATTGATTTTCTCAGTTATAGAATAAAAAACTAGATAGAATTTTACCTCTATCTAGTTTAATTTTTATTTTATTTTTTCTTTTCCTCATCTTCGGCTTTTTCTTCCAGGGACTTTTCTTCTCCAAGTTCATACTCCATGGATTCGATATCTATCTTTCGATTTACAAAATCCTTCTTATCCTCATCTTCTATATCCACAGTATAGTAAAGCATGATATCAAACCCAAGATCTTTATACACTGGATTCGTATCTCTTGCTTGAAACATTACGTGATTATATTTTGTTGAATATGTTCCATGCAAATTACTCCTTCTCTTATAGATTGTTAAGTTTTCAGGAATAGTTACATAATGAAGCATATCAAGAGCTGTATATAAATCTACTCCAGGTTCATCGTCAATTTCATCCTTCATCGGAAATCTTAATTTATACCCTAGAAAAGTAGATGCTATTTTTACATCATATACATCTTCTTGAGTTTTTCCAAGATCATTTAGTTCCTTACTGAAAAATGCAATATTCTCGAAAATATGACCCGTAAGTTTTTTACTCAAACTCTTACGTCCATCTGTATAATCGAATAAGTCTTGCATAAACTCTGAAAAACCATTATATTTAAGTCTTCCATCAGGCCAATAAACATTATAAGATTCATAATCTCTCTTAGGAATCTCCACTGCTGCCTGAAATACTTTTTCATAAGTACGAGTTTCACCAGTCTCTTCATTTACTACTTTTGTATACGTTACTCCCTTTATTTTATAAGAAAGTATATAATATCCAACAAAGAAACGGTCAATGTTTTCATCTTCTGTACCTATAAACTCTTGATTTAAGGTATCTCCTAATTCACTAAACGTATCTTTATAATCATTTATCTTTGGATAACCAGATAGATTTTTATTATAAGCAGTTGTTGGAATTTCGAAAATAAATTCTAATTTCCTTTTTCCAAACCTAGTGTCAGATTGACTTACGTGAATGATGTTCTCGCAATCCAATAATCCCTGCTTAACTATCCTTTTTTTACCCCATCTATCTTCTTCTACTATATTGCGAATACGAATAAGATCAAGATCCCATGGATTGACCTTTCCCTTTCTATCGCCGAATTGGATAACGTTATACATTGCTAGTACTAAGTTATCACTTTCGTCATTTTCTTCGTCGACTTCGCTATATTCTTCGGAGGAATTGACAATTTCATTAGATTTCTCTCTTAATATATCTGAAGAAATTCCAAGACCTTCAAGTGCATTATCGACTTGTTTTTTCTGTTTTTCTAATTTTTTTATTTCTTTTTTTGTTTCTCTGGCTAGCAGATAACCACCAAGGGCTAATCCTAAACCAATTAGTATTAATTTTTTAGGTTTCATTTCTTTTTCTTTTCTTTTAAGTTTGTTTATTTTTCTTTTTATCCCCTTTGTCCACTGCTAATCCCACGAACCATTCCTCCTTTTTTGGGAGGTCTATTATTTCCTCCCCCCTGAGGCTTACTAATAGATCCGTTTTTAGAAAATAGTGCACTTCCTACACCTAATAATGTTACTCCTAAAATGCTAAGCATCGCAACTCCTATCATTATCTTAGAACTTTTTTCTGAATACTCAGCTGTTATTGTTTTAGTACTGTTATTATCTTTTAAAAATGTAGTACTTGTTTTCTGTACACCAAGCAACGAACCAATATTTATCATATTTTTATCTTTTTGAATTAATTTTTCTAATTTTCTTTGTTTGAAAGTCTCCAATAAGTGAAGCTCCGAATCCTATTACGTATATAAGAGCTATAATTTGACTACCTATCTTTATACCACGGAGACATACATTAGCTACTGAGTAACTCCCCATCGCTATTTTTTCTCTTTTTTTAATGTCCATTTTTCTTTTAAGTTTTATTGTTAATATTTAAGTTTATAATTCTTTATTTAACGCAGTCAGCTTAATATGCTATTTATAGATGCTGACTCATCTGTCTTGTTTAATATCTCTTTATAAGAAGGGAACTGGAGGACCTCCAGAACCCTCCCCTGAGATAACAATAAACAAGAATTATGTTTTTGTTCTATTTCTACTTCTTTTTCTTCATCATCTTCTATTTTCATCATTGTGTTTTTCATAACCTAAATAAAGAAAAAGAGTATAGAAGCAATTCAATACCTCTATACTCTAAACTTAAAAGAAGGAAAATTTATTTCTTTTCCTCAGCGGGAATTTCTTCGACTTCTTCAATACCGTCACCAGTGATCTTCTTTTTGACGTCTCCAATCAATTTTTCACAGTAACCGTACTTCTGTTCTAGCTTAACTGCTGCTATTCCGGTTCCAAATCCTACTGCAAGATATAAAAAATTTGTCAATTTCATTTTCTTATCCTCCTTCTTATAAGTTAACATTATTTACTCTTTGGTGGCTGTTTAAACTTCTGTAACCACCGTTTTTGTAACCATTGCCTCCATTTGTAGGGGCTGATGTCACTTCCGGCTTTACTTCAGGAATCATATCCGATTCTCCTATACCGGTAACTGTTGTTGCAACTGATTTCTTTCTCTTTAAAAGACCTATAGCTGCATTTCCTATACCCTTGCCAGTGGATATTATTGGTTTGTGGTATTTAACTATTATTCCACCAATTACCATTCCAACGGCAACTCCTCCGATTGTGTATTTATTTCTACTAAACCAACCAGATTTTTTTTCTTTTTTAGTTTCTTCTTTTTCCATAATTCTTGTTCTTTAGAAAAATAATTTGTTAATATTTTTGTTATCTTATCTCTTATAAGGCTTTTACCGTTTTCTAAACCATTCGATTTTTAACGGCGAAAAATTAATGATCAAAATTCATTATTTTCTTTGTTTTTGTATAGTTGTATTTGTGTATGAATTTTGATCTTAAAGAATTTATTTTCTCATATATAAGAATTTAACGTCTTTTCAAACCCATCGTTTTTCTACCCTACAAAGAATTTATCTACTCCATGTTTATCTATAACCTTTAATATTATAGTTATAATAAGTTTATCAGTTATAGATCTAGTTTCGAATTCTTCTCTGGAAATATCACTACGATAATCTCTCATTATATCTGCATTCTTGAGGTTATATTTTCCGATGTGATATTCTTTTTTAGAGAGACTTTCAATAGTCATAGGATTATCAACTGTAGTAATATCAAGACCACGTTTATCTAGAAATTTATCATACAATAGATCTGATAATCGTTTAATTCCTATCTTCTTACAAGCTATATCAGGAAGTTTATTATTCTGAACAAATAGTACTCTATCTCTATCAGAACACTTCCAAGTCTTATCTGATAAACTAAGATAATATCCTTGAGCTAACCAATCCCTCTCTTCTATATATTTCATGGTTGTCTGTAAATCTCCTGCTAATTCTACTACATTTCTAAAAGGCAATGCAATCGGAATTAGGATATCAATAACTCCAGGAAGATGACTAGATAATATTACTTTCATAGTTCAATATCTAAGAAATACTTATAATCATTTCCAATCTTAACAAATAATCCTGAAACTAACTCTGGAAATCTAGTTTGAAGAGTTCTCAAGATACACATATAAGTTTCGGCCGTTTCATTGTAGAGTATTTTCTTTGTACCATCTTCAAAAGCAACGTATAAGTGAGAAACCTTAAAAACATTTCTCGTTGCTTTATCAATCTGGTACATAACGTTTATCTCTACATCTTCGGCCGTTATAGAATCTTTCATAATACTTCTAATATGATATAAATCCTCTCCATATTTTGTAACATCCGGATTTTCTTCTAGTTTGTAAAGTTTATTTCGTCCTCCTGTTGTTACTATGTAAGGAATATGCTCTACTGTACTAACTTCATATTGAACTGACTGAATCCATAATCTCTCTGTAAATTCAAAAGTAAGTTCCGTAATCCTGCTCTGCTTAATAAAAAAGCTATTTATTATATTCTCCATAATTATTTATTTTTATTCATTTATTAGAGTTTTAAGTGAAAAATAATTAAATATTTTTATATATTTCATTGATTAATTATCCTTTCTTTTTAATAATCTCTAATCCATTAACCCTCTTATCGGGAAAATTAATCGTACACTTCTTAACCTCAAAATAATTCTCTAAATCTGTTGCTTTAGCTTTTCTATCATAACTAATAGAATCATAAATATTTGTTAACTTTGTCTTTATATCAACTAATGATAACTTATCACCTTCTTTAAATTCTAAATACATAGATTTTTCTAGTAAATCCTGACTAAATGTTACTATATTCAATTCTTTTTTAATAAAAGTTTTACTATAACTTAATGCTCTCAATCTATCTGGACCTAGAGTGGTGTAATAAGACTTAATTTCATCAGAATCAGCTATTTGTCCAAGAACTATATCAATTGCATCACTAGATAATCCATATTCACATAATAACTTAAGCTTATCTTTCATTGTATTTAAACTAATATATATTCTAAGAAATTCTGATACCTCTTGATTTACCATATCATCCCTAGTTAATGTATTATGTACTGTACTAAATACACTAAACCTATCTTTATAATCTATTTGTTGAATCTTAAATGCTCTAATCTCATTTACTAAAAAG